ATCATATGCATATTTGATTGCATATAACGTTCTCATATGTATCTTATGTGCATTGTCTGATAATGCTTGTCTAAATTCTGTATCGGTATCAAATTTTAATAAAGGAGGTTCAGCTCCAATTGGTATAGGTACATAATCCATCATATTTCATAACTATTTTTCATTCTACCACCTAAAGGATTGCCGACTTCTTGGTAGTAACAATTATAACAAAGCAATCTTAAATTTTCTCGTTTATGATTTGTCCTGTCTCCATCTATCCAATCTAATAATAATGGGACGGTATAATCACTAACTCTTCTTTCACAATATCCACATGAATCACATTTTTCTTCAAGAATCGCATTTTTAAGCAATCTAACTTTCAATCTACTATGTGGATAATTAGGATACTTTCCTTCCAAGATATCTAATAAACCATAATGGCCTCTCAGTCTAGGCTTAGTTGCTCTTGGTATTCCTTTACCAGCTTTATTCTTATGAAGTTCAAATAAAGTTTTACCTGTCTCTGAATCAGTATATAATTTAGAATACTTTCTAAATGCTTCATATGATACTTTCAAGAATCTAGCTGCTCCGGCACAAGATTGAGTATTGGCCATTGCATATCGAATCTCAGATTCTGATATATTCATTGGTGGCCTACCTTCTCCTGGCTTGAATGGCATCTTTATCCTTTTAGTAAAGTCTTAGTATTATCATCAACTAAACCTCTTTCTGCATACCATATATCTCTCATTTCTTGTCTCTGTTGTTCGACATATGCCTTTTCTTCATTCGATAATGATTGCCAAAATGATTCAAATTCTCCAGCTTTAGTATTCATATATCTATCAAATACATCTTCTTCCGAATTATTTAGATGTTTAGATAAAATAGTTCCTAGAATTGTTGATGCCTTTGGTTGTACTGATATGTTGTTCTTTTTCATTGCAGTATACCATTCATTCATAATTTGAGCTACTTGGTCATTTGAGTCTATTTTAACTCTGTATTTGTCTTTATTCATAACTTCTTCCTTTTGAAATAAATATAATTGTGTCATAATTAATAACTTTTTAAATATTACCTACCATCCTCCGAGGTTTTTACGACATGACCTCTTTTATACCGTTCGGGTCAGGGTGCCTAAGCAGCCATCGCCATTTCAACTTGTTCGCCAGTTAAACGTGATCTTCATTATACCCTTACTTACTGTCAATTCCATAACATCCCCATATTGTAAGTTGTCACTTGGTGGAGATGCTGGGATTCGAACCCAGGTCCATATAAGCAGCTAATATAACTACTCGCGATCATTTATAAATATACTTCTGCTCCATTCTCATCATCTTCAAATACTGAAACATAAACACAATCAAATTCTTCAAGAATTTCTTTTGCTAACATTTCACAACTCTTTGCTCCAAATTCATGAGTTCTAGATTCAAAGTTAAAATATTCATGTTCTAAATATTCTATGATATCTCTTTTGAACATAATAAATTCTACATCTCTATCATCATGATGTACTTCTTTCTTGGCCGTAATAAACCATTTATGCCTATGCATATGAGATAGAAATCCTACTTCAGGAAATACTTGATCGGCTGCTGGCCAATTATGTAATCCTTCTATTTCTAATTTTGCTATAACGTTTGTCTTCATATTAATAATATATAAAAATTATCTCAAGAATCCAAATGATTCTGAACTTTATTCCAATAATAAACTGTTGCTTCTTTATCCATACCTCTTGGTCCTCCATTCCAACATCTTGCTATTTCTTCTGGTTCTGTTAAATTGTAATGATCACAATATATTTCAAACATCATAATTGATTTTTGTCTAGACCATCTATCATCATATGTAAACTGATAATCTTTTCCTTGTCTTTTCAATATTCTATTTACATCGTCGACCATAGTCTTTCTAATTTGTAAACAGCCTACTGCATCTTCTCCAATAGCATGTGCTGAATCATTATCTCTACTTTCTACCATTATTAATGCTGATAATAAAAATGTTGCATCTTGTTCTATTTTATCAAATATTTCATTCTCCCATTGTAATGTATCGATACATTGAATGAGACTATCGATATAATTTTGTTGTTCTTCAATCTCACATTGTAATAATTCAATTTCATTTTCATAATGGTTAAACATTGTTATAAAATAAATTGAACTTAAAAATATTATAGCGATTGTTAAAAAAAATTGTATTGAATTTTTCATATTATTTACGATTTTGGTTATATTCTCTAATTTGTACATTTAATCCTGCTTTTTGAAATGCTGCATATATCATGTATATGTCTGGAGCAAATCCATTGTATATATCACACTCACCTGTATTATGTACTATCATGGCTATTTGTTCTGCACGCAATGGATTACATAAAGGTAAGAATGAAGTTAACGATTTGATTACATATTTAAATGAATTTGTATTATCATTTAATAAATAAAGATACATACGCTTTCGCCTACGCTTCTTTAATTTCCCAAATAATTTCGATATCTCCATAAGTTGTTGTTTGTGTCCAATAACTTTGCATAACTTTATTCATGTTCTATTTTTTCTATGCCTTGATTTTCATATTTCAGGGCTAATTCTTTTGTAACTTCTGTTCTATGGTTTAAACCATAAGCTTCTCTAGCTTCAATATTATTGCCAGCGGCATCCCTAACATATACTAAATATATAGGTTGATGATCAGTTTGGCTCAATTCTGCTGTGTCTATTTGTTTGCTTATTATTTTCCAATCCATTGATATACTCTTGTAAAAATGCACATTTTTCGTATTCTTCTTTTTCTACGAAATAATTAATCATTCGATTCATTAATTTTATCTTTTCTTCTGTAGTGAATGAAAGTGGCCAGACATTAATATGTGATATCACATCATATACTTCTTCAATCGTAAGATCTAGATAATTGTCCACTAATACCTCCATTCTACTTATTTTATATAAATATAAGAAAAAAAGCTCGTACTGACAAATAATTGAATGGTTATTTTTTCTTTTTAGATTTGTTGCCCCAATTGGCAGCACCTACTTTTCTACACTTAGATAATGATAATGAACCATATGCTGATGGCCAAACATCATATCTAGCTTTTACTTTATAGTAACATTTATCTCGTTTTGCTTTTTCATTGATTTGTTCTAAATACTGAATCAATTTTTCTCGCATGAGCATCTCTGCTTTTGTAGAAACATTTTTTGCTTTTTTAGGCGGTTTACCACCTTTGGCTTTATTTTTATATGCAGCCCTCTTTCTTCTAGTAGCTGATGCTTTATCTTTCTTGCTCATTGAAGCTGCTTTACTAGCCGGAACACATTTTGGATAAGCTCTTTTACCACCTTTCCTAGATTTACTACCGGCTGATGCTCCACATGCCGGATGTCCGCCACCCTTCTTCTTTCTAGATATATCTACCCATTTTTGTTTTACCCAATTACGTAAATTTTCATCTATCTCATCATAACCAGAACCAAATGGAGCTGCCTTCCCATCATGATCAGGAACTGCATTTTCTTTCTTAACACAATTAGGGACACGTTTTCCGAACATCGTTTTCATGCCCTTCTTTTCATATCCTTTCCAACATCTTGTGCCTTCTGATATTTCTGTTAATTTAATCATGATTAATCTAATGGTCCATAATCACCACGACTCATTCTTTTAGCAAAATCGTCTTTTCTTTTTGTATGCATCGTGATATAATAATTGTTTTCTGCTGGTGTTCTTTTTCCTAATGTTCCGTAAAATGATCTTAGTTCATATTCATAAACAGGATCACCATCCTTTTTGAATTCATTGGTAATATTCTTGATAATTTTAATAACCTGTGCTTTATTACTTGATGTAAATTTCTTTTCAAATTTTACATCATGAGAACTATCTGTAAAAGATAATGTACTATTGGTAATTTTTATTGAGCCTATTTCTTCTGGTAAGTTCTTAATGTGTTTAACAAACTCCATCATAGAATTTGTTTTTCCTTGAATTTGATATTGATCTCCTTTATCAAATTCAAATCTTTCATATAGTTCTTTTAACTTAATCATTTCTTTAACATGTTTTTAACTGCATCTGGACCTGACCACATTCTACATGACCAATATCTTGCTTTATCCTTTGGTCCCGGATTGTCACAATTGTGTCTTGCTCTGAATGACTTTCTTCTTTTAGGATCTTTTGTTTTGATACTTAAACCTGTTGTATCACCAAATGATACTTTTTTAACTTTGATAGAACCATCTTTATTTTTCTTTCCGGTGTTAACATATACTTGAAACTTTCTAGAGCCACCTCTTTGAACTTTTCCAAGTTTAACTTTTCTACCTTGATATTCTGCTTCCTGAAACACTACAGGTTCTGCAGATTCAACTATTTCTAGTCCTAATGATTTTGATCTGTAAACTACTTTTCCCATTTTATTTTCCTGCAAATTTTTCTGCACCTGATATACCAAAGCATCCTATTACTATCCAAGTAAAGGCATTGTATATTGTTTCATTGATAACTAGATCTTTACCCATATACCCTGTAAATAAATCTAATAGTGCAAATATACACATTATAAGGAATGCTACAAATCCTACTATCGATTTTTCATTCCAATCATTATCGTTCTTAAATATTGACCACATAATTTATCTCTTTATTAATCTAAATCATCTAAAAGTTCATCCATCAATTTCATCATAGCTTCTAATTCATCATATATTTCATCACCCATTTCAGGTCCTGATGCTACTATTGATGCTCTAAACCAATCGTAAATGTCCGTACTCATATCTTTTACATTAGTCCATTTCTGAGCGATGTTAGATTTAAGTTTCAATGTTGAATGATCAATATCATCAAATCTTTCATCAATCTGGCCGCCTATCTTTAAGAATTTTTCTTTAAGGCCTCCAGCATATACATCATCACCTTTCTTATCTTTCTCGATAGCCAAATCATTTTCAGCTCCAATTTTGATATCGACCTTATCAGCCTTCTTGTCATCTACTTTAATAGTATGTAAAAGGTCTTTAAGTGTTATTGTACCTTTTGTATCTTTTTTTGCCATAATTATTTCCCTTGTCCTCTATATTTTTTCTTATAGAATTTTGAATTTTTTGAATTTGATGTTTTACATTTACTATGAACACCAGGTCTTTTCTTTTGTTTATTTGGTCTAAATGTAAATGTATTTGCCTTCCTTGCCATTATTTAGGACTCCATCTTATTTTCATATCTTTTAATGTTGCTAAACATGCTTTTCTAAAATCTGCTAAATCACGTTCTATACTTTCTTGTGCTTGATTTGCATCTAAACCCGGTTCTTCCATTTCTTCAATTGCAAATCCTAAAAATTTATTTTCTGAATGATAATTAACATCTTCAAATGAATTATATAATTTTTGTAAATTTTCTAATCCCATTTCATATGTTGCCTGTGCTCCTACTTTTAACATTCCTACATAATCAAAATCATTTGACCACATATCACCTAATTCATATGTTTTAGTTTTTACTTCTGCTTCATTTAGTTTTCTAGATTTAAAGTCTTTTATCCATTTATGTGCATCAAATTTTGTCATTAGTTTTCCCTTTAATATAAATATACTATTAGAATGAATCCATATTAGAATCATCTATTACTTCTTGTACATCCTCTAATGTTGCTTTCATTGAAAATGATATATCCGCTTGAAATCTTTTGACTTCATCTCCATCTTTAAACACTATAATTGTTGGTACAACTACTATTTCATGTTTATTTTGTGCATCTGTATCTGTTGCTATATCACATTTCTTTATTTTACAATTTTCTAAATCATCTACCCATTTAACGTCCGCTGCTGAGTTCCAGCCTGCATTAAAATGAACTACTTGTATACCGTCACCAACTTTTAATGTTTGAGAAAACCCAATAATTGGTAATAACATTAATATACATAATTTAAATAATTTCATAACTTTTCTCCTATTTGAGTCTGTCTATTTTTTCTTCTAGACGTTTGATGTCTTCTTTAATTTCAGCAACATCGTCTGCTGTATTTTGAATGGTCAATCGAATATTTTGATCTTTCATATCGAATTCCATTCTAGATATTTCTGGCTTTGGAGGTTCTGGCAATTGTTTAGCTTCTTCTATATCTGCTTGTAACATGAACCACATTGATATAACAGTGGCCATTCCGAAACCAATACCTATTAATGTTTTAATCGATACCTTAAACCCAGTATCTTCATTTAACTCTTTTGCCATTTTTAATCTCCATTAACGTATTACGTAATTTATACCTACGCTGAAATCATGCCATTCACGATTCCAATATTTATTATATTTACCTTCCAGGAATATACCTAATTGTTTTGTTATATTATATCCAAAGATTAGACCTCCTGAATAATCTAACCATTGTCCATCATTGTATTTATGGTAACTATATTCTCCACCATCATCATAATGATATGGCATTAAATTACCCCATGAATGCAACCACCATTTCTTTTCAAAATGATAATAATCAAACCCAACAACTACAGAATATTGTATTGTCTGATCTAATTGATTCCTTTTCTTTTCTGTGTAATCAGATAACACTTGCGGTACAACAACACCTTCCCAAATTTGTGTATTTTCTGCTACTAAATTACCTGACGGGTCTAAATATGTTATTCCTTCTGGTCCGAATGAAACTTCATATCCTTCTTGTAAAGCTAATTGGGTATAATGTAGATTGCCATTTGATAATTGCCATTCCTCTAATGGATTATATCCATATGGTTCTGATAATCTTTGAACTGTACCTATATTGAGAGAAAACTTTTTTCCTATCTTTTGTCTATATCTTTGAGATGCTTCAAAATATTGAATATCGGCAAAACCATCTTGTAGATATTCTATTTTAACAATATATCTATCTGCTACATATCTTAAAAAATGTTGTTGGTCCAAAAATGTTTTACCTTGCTGTCTTCTCCAATCGGCTTCAAATAAAAATTCAAATCCTTTTATCTTTCCAATTGTTGCAGCATCACTAAATGAATTTTCTGTACCATTATAAAATGTATTAGCTCTATTCTCATATCCTAATCTTGCAATTTTTCTTATGCCTACTGTAATTGAATAATCAAATGGCGTTTCAATAGTATTTGTTTCTAATCCATTAGTAACAGAATACACATCTACATCTGATACAGAATTTCCTCCATTTATAGCACTATAAAAAGTTGCATATTTGAAAGTCTTTTTCAGGCCATCTTTAAATTTATTCTCCTTAACATCTTGGCCAAATGTTAATGCCGGCAACATGCATAATATAATTAAAAACTTTTTCATTTAGATTTTCCCTTTTATTTTATTGTTTAATAACCTTTTTAGTTATTCTAACCTCTTTATGAAGTATGATCATATTATATATTCCATATGGTACACTTGTAAAATCAATACGTTTAGAATTAGATTCACTAATTACTAATTTTCCTAACATATCATATACTTGTACATCTACATCAAGTCTAGTATCTATATTCAATATATCTTTAGTTGGATTAGGATATACTAATATTGTTCCAGAACCAGCTTCTTCAATTGATACTGGCCATCCTTCTTGACAATAATCATACATTGATTGACATGAAGTATCCCAATCATCAGTACAACAATAACTATCAACATCAATTACCCAAGCGTAACACCCATCATTCAACCAATATGGAACTCCTGGTCCTCCATAACATCCTGCATCATATAGACACGCATCTGGGTCACTTACATTTGCTAATGGATCGTAATTATAAGCTCCTACATCTGTACATCCTTCAATTATTACTACACATGTTCCGTCATCAAAACAAGCATCTGGATCATAATTTAATGCAGTATTATCTGTACAACCTCCAATATAGCAACATGAATTATCAAGTGTATTTGCTAATGGATTATAATTTAATGCACTTACATCAGTACATCCATAAACAAATTCAGCACAAGTACCATTATCTGTATTGGCTAGTGGATCATAATTAAATGCTGTACTATCCATACAACCATATATAAATGGAATACAATTTCCTGATGGTGTATTTGCATTAGAATCGTAATTAAACATTGTATTGTCCATACAACCAATCACAACTGGTATACATGAATTATCATCTGTATTAGCTGTTACATCATAATTAAACATGGTTGGGTCTGTGCATCCGTATATGTAAGGAATACATGACCCATCATCTGTGTTAGCTGTTACACTATAATTATACATTGTTGAATCAGTACATCCATATACATAAGGATCACATGTACCATCATCATTTGTTGCTGCAGGATTAAAATTAATTGATAAAGGATCTGTACAGCCTGCAATTTCCAATTCGTCGCATACGCCATCTGCATCTACATCATTTATACATGCTCCATAACAATCATAATATGTAACTGGATATGTACATCCGCCATTATCAACATTTGCTATTGAATCATAATTACAAGCTAAATTATCTGTACAACCTAAATAGATACATGAGAAGTCATCTACATTTGCCAATGGATTGTAGTTATATGCTGCAGAATCTGTACAACCATTTACAATAGGAATACATGTATTATCATCTACTGTTGCTAATGGATTATAATTAATAGCAAATATATTTGTACATCCATATATAATTGGAATACAATTTCCGTCATCTACATTTGCTAATGAATCATAATTGGCCGCGGTTGGATCTGTACAACCCTCTACTACTGGAATACATGTATTACCGCAAAATGGAATGCCTACATATTTTGTCCAAAATGGAGATTCAAATGATTGAAGTGCTCCTTGACCATTATTAGCAAATGGATTCTGTCCTTCATGCATTAACACAACACCATCTGCATTTGTCAACTTAAATGAATTGTGCCATGTTTGGAATTGTACTTCCTGAGGTGGCTGTTGTGGTCCACCAACTTCAAAATAAAATACTTCTACTGGAACTCCTGGGTCTAATATAATCATCCAATCTTGTTGATAATTTCCTGGACCCATTGTATATGTTCCTAAGTTTATACCATTTTGATATACACCTATAAATGAGTTACCCCATCCATCACCTCCTGCATCACCAATCCATAATTCGTAATTACAGTCTGGAGTTAAGTCCATGATTGTAGCGTTAGGGTCATAATTAAATGCTGCTGGATCTGTACAACCATAAGTATGTAATGTTGTACATGAACCATCATCTATATTAGCGGCAGGATCGAATTCTACATAATCATCATCTGTACATCCTTCAATATCTGGAATAGTAGGACAAGGAGTTGCATTTTGTGGTCCTGAATATAATACATTTCCAAACCCTGGATTATCCATATACCAAATAGTATCACCTGAACAATCATAAATAACAACAGCACCATCAATTGAACCACCTGAAGTAGAACCTGCCAATCCGTCACCATAATCGTCATTAATAATTAATTCAAATTGAGCATTTTGATCTACACAAAAAGTATAAGTATAAGTTTGTCCTATATCATTAAAGTCATATGTTCCTGTTGGATAGTCAAATGTGTTACCTAATCCATCAACAAATTGCCAACTTGTTTCACCAGGCCAATTATCTAACGTAATCGATAAAGAAATTTGATACTGTGTATTTGTATCACAAGTTGTTCCACTACATGAGCCATCGTCTATTGTTGCCCATGGATTATATGATATTTGATTTGGGTCTAAACAACCTGGAATACATGAATATGGAGTATATGCAATTGTATCTGATAATGAACCATCTGCAAACTCTAATTGACAATAAAACTCTTCTTCCCAATTAGGAGGCATTTGACCTGGCCCTGTATTGAATGCAAAATTATGCGGTCCTCCGGGTGGCCAATATCCTGGAAATTCATATGGTCCTAAACCATTTTCATTGCTGATCCATACCTTTGTCACTTCACAACTTTGATTATATGCTTCTGTTTCCCATTCAAATATTGTAAGTGCTTGACCATTAGGTTGACAATTTTGATATGCATTACTAAAAATAAGACCGCCACATGGAGGATAAGTACAAGAACTATCATCTATAGTGGCAAGTGAATCATAATTTAGTGCATTTGAATCTGTACAACCTTCTACTGGTGGTGCACATGGTAATATATCAACTAATGTATCTAATGTAGTAAAAAATTCTGTTAAAGGATCATAATTTAATATTAATCCTTGACAATCATTACTCATCTTAAAAAATACTGGATCAGGAATTCCATTTTGTGTTGAATTCCAACCATCTCCATAAGAATCTGACAATGTAACAATATATTGACCTGAATTACAATATACAATTGTGTCTAAATATTCCCATGGTGTAGTAGGTTCATGATATAATATTGTATCACCATTTGCATTTGTGACAAATGAAAAAGATGATTCTTGATCTGCCCAATAATCGTATTGAACTGCAAACCTTACCCAACTGTCATTTTGTGCAAATATAACTGTTGGCAATAAAAATAATAATAGTAATAACTTTCTCATATTTCAAACCCCAAATTTAATAACATAAATCTAAACTTAGATTTTTCCCATTTTAATTCTAATATTGTAAAAGTACCTAACCTAAATTCTAGTTGGTACTTTTCTTTTTTGTTTCCTGCATCGAAACCATTAATCCAATTTACCATAACTTATCCCTTAAATATTTTTTTCTTGCCACCCTCGTATACATAAGCATGGCCTTCCTTAATTAATTGTTCGTTTATATTATACTGATTGCCTTCAGCATCTTGTATAAATATTTCTCCAAGTACTCTTCCATACTTTCCAGTACCATAAGATTTTATTCTAAAAAATCCTGACTTAGAACTTACCTTTTCAAGTAGTTCTTTATTTCTAGCTTTAGCTGCTAAACCTAACTTCTTTTCATCTAAGTCTCTGGTTCTACTTTCCCAGGTATCAATTCCTTTATATCTGATTCTTTTCTTGACCCAAGTATCAAAACCTAAATCAATGAGAGCATCGATAGTATCTCCATCAACGACTCTATCGAGTTTACCTCTGTAGATATACTTGTCCATTATCTTTTACACTTAGCACTTTGATTGCAATGAGTTGCCCAATATGCCCATGCACCTGCCGCGGCAGTTAATCCTAATCCCCACCAAATGTTAGCACCATATGTACAACCAGCACCGATTGCTAAAACATAGCCGCCATAACATTTAATGTAACATAATATTGTGTTATATAGACTTCTGTTTTCGTCTATATGTCCAATTACTTTTTCATCGATAGTTGTTGAATCTAAAACTTTCTTTACAACTTTTTTTGCTGTTTTCTTTACAGCCTTTTTAACTTTTTTTGCCATTACTGGTCTCCTTTTTAATATTGATCTTTTAAATATCGTTTGTTAGCCATTTTCCAGCATAACAATTTATAAAACGCGTCTATATATTTTCCGCGGTCGTTCTTATACTTTAAATAATATGAATGTTCCCATAAATCTAATGCTATAAGTATATCTCCAGGCGCCTGTACTATGTCCATAAGTGGATTGTCTTGGTTAGATGTTGTGACAATATTTAATTGTCCTTTATGACTTAATAACCAACACCATCCTGAACCAAAATGACCTAACGCCTTTTCTTTAAATTCTGCTTTAAACTTTTCAATAGTTCCGTATTGTTCTTTAATAGCTTCTTCCAATGGAGAATCTATTAGTTTACCCTTTTCTTCTGGGTTCAGATTATTAAAAAATAATGTATGATTATAAAATCCTCCACCATTATTTCTTACCTTGTCTGAATATTGTGAAACTGAATTCAATATTGTTCTTATTCCAGACATTCCTTCTCCCATCACTACTGGAATATTTTCTTCTTTTACTGCTGTATTCAATTTATCAATATAAGCTTGATAATGTTTATTGTAGTGAGTCTTCATAGTCTCTTCATCAAATGAAGGAGCATAATCTTTGAATTTGAACTTAAGTTTAATTGGTTCAAATTTTGCTTGTTCAGCCTCTGTAAGTAAACTAGTAAGTTTTATCATCATCTAACTCCGGGTGGAACCCTAAATAAACATTTTTAATATCTCCAAACGATTTGCCATCGCCCTTTAATTCTGCAGGAACAATATTGTTTGGCGTATCATACCAATATGCAACATCATATCCTCCATCTTTTCTCCAAGTAACAACTAAGCCTCTTGGATCTGAATCACTATCAGCTTGAAGAACTACTTTAGTTCCGGCTTTAAGTATTATATCAGAATGTTTTTTTACTTGTTTTGGAAGTTCCTCATGGCCTGTTCCTTTAAGTAAATCTTTTAATTTAATTTTTTCATCTGCCATTATTATTCTCCTTCTAAATCATCAGGCTCTTGTATTGGAGCTAATTGATCTACTGTCTTAGTTAAAGACATTCCTGGTTTATATGTTGGTCCTGAATTGCCTACTGTATAAACTGCTACCTTCCCCATTCCATTTGGTAAGTCCATTATTTTTTTAACAATACCTATTGAACCAAAATGTTTACATTTAGGATTAATATTTTTAATAATATCTCCTGTACCAAATGTATATCCTTGATGATCTTCTTTTACAACACCTTCTTCAGCAACCTTCTCTTGTGCCTTTGCTGCTTTAATTTTATCTTTGGCTGATTTAATTTTATCTTTAACGGCCGCTTTTGCTGCCTTTTCTTTAGCCTTTGCTGCATCTATCTCAGCTTCAGCTGCTTCAATTTCAGCTTCTACCTCTTCGGCACTAACTTCTTTTAATATATTACTTAATGATGGTATATAATGATCTGCTACAGGATTATCACCTTTGTCATCTTTTGGCTTTTCATCATCTTTAGGTTTTTCTGCTGGTTCATCTCCACCTTTAAACTTGGCTTCCATACCTTTGTTATAAGTTTCGATATCCACTTTATTACCTCGTACACTTAAGAATTCTACTTCTGGGTATGAAAAATGTTTCATATCTCCATTTTCATCCATACCAAATCCTAATGTCGGATCTTCTACATCATCTGTGTCTGTAATAGTTAAAAATCTGTTGTTAACATATACCTTGACCGGAATTCCGGTTAGTACAAATTGTCCAATTATAACATTATTGAATATTTTCTTTGGCTCCATTTTATTTCCCTATTATGCGTAAGGTTCTCTTACGTCAATTTTACCTTTTTGTAATAGATTTTTCATTTTAGGCATTTCTCCCTTCTTTGGCTCTATTACTGGCATATCTGTTCTTTCTGGAGCTCCTGATGGTGGTTTAGCTTTTTGAATTAATTTTAATCTTTTAGTTAAGACATCTATTCCTCCAACTGAATCTACAAATTTTGTTGCATCTCCTGGATTAATAAATTCTGTATTTTTTTGATCTAGATCAGCAATTGTATTTTCAACATCTTGCGCAGTTGCCTTAAATACATTTACATCGCCTCCTTTAGGTTCTCCCCTTCTAGAATTTCCAAATACATCACCTAATGATCTTAAAACTGGTATCAAATCTCCAATTTTTAATTCTGCCTTAACTCCACCTACTGTAGTCGTTGGTGATGCAAACATTGTAGCTGCCCAACGATGATGACCATCTAAAATATGATTATCATCTGAAATAACTGCATCTAAATCTCCACCTTTAACTCCACCTACTGCCATACCTAATGATTTGCCTAAATATATTGCATCTTGAGATGCTTTTAATTTTACAGCCGGTATTGAAACATCTTGAGTCTTAACAATATCATCTGATGGGTTACCATCCTGTTCACCTTTATTAAGAAATATTTTCTTCATTGCACCAGTAACTGGATTAGGAAATTGTTTTGGATCTATTTCCTTTGTCGGAAGTGCTTCGTTAAGTAAGTGTTTTAGTTTTAACATAAAGTTCCCTGTTTATTTACTTTAATATAAATATGCAGGAACTACTTATTTCCAAAGAATTTGAATAGCAACTAATGCTGTTGCTAAAACTAATGAAATTGCTGTTTTAGCATTGATACCTTCATTCATATAAAAGCTTGTTAAGAATGCAAAAGATATCATTCCAGTTGCAAATCCTATAAATCTTCCTGGCCATAATGTGCCGTCAAAATATCCTACAACATACTTTGTTGCAATAATAAATGCAAAGGATATTGGTATTGAAAATATCAATGCCATGGCGAATGGATTCTTGGCACACCATTCCCATTTGAATTGGCCATTGGTCTGAAACCAAATTAAAATTTGACCAAAGAAAAATAATAATACTCCTAATAATAATTTATTCATAATTTCCAATTTCTAAACGCATGTAGTATTTCATCATCTACTGGCTGTTGTTCTACTTTCTTTTTTTCTATTTTTGGTGTTGGTTTAAATACTTCTATTATCTCTAATGCTCTTCTATATTGAATAGGTGATATTTTTTCTTCTTTACAAGCCTTTTCAATTTTTTGAACAGCATAATTTTTATCATGATCTAACCATTCCATAGCTTCTTCCAACACAGCTTCAAAACTAGTATGGCTATATTCTGGTAAACGTCTCATAGCACGTTTAGGAACTTTTGACAATTCTGATGCTTTAGGTTCAGCCT